AGAGACTATTGCGATCTGTAACAACATAGCCTTCACCGTTGACAATATCTTCTACATTGTTAGATGAATCACGATCCATTTTTTCTTTTTTAAGTTGTAGCTCTACCATTTTAAGTTTTTTATCTAATTTTGCTACCTTTGCATCAAGACTTGTTTTTAACATACCTCCAGCAACTTCAAAAACTCTGCCACTATATCGGCTTTCGACATTCATACCTAGATCCATTAAGTCTTCATAGGCTGCCATTGCTTTGTCTGCTACTTCATTAAGTTCGCTGTCAGCCATTGCGCCTAACCCTTTAACTTGAGGCAAGGCACTTGCTATCTTATCGAACTCTGATATGTCGCGGATAGTTTCTTCTTGCTCAACAATTGCTTGTTGTTTTTTTGATTCTTTTTCTTCTTCTTTTGCTGTATCTACTAATTCTTTAGAGTCTGGCAAATTCAGTAAGTCTTCTAGTTTTTTTGTCATAATAGTCAACCATTATATGCTACTATTATTTATCGTTTTCGACCTTGGTGGAACATATCTCCTTCTGTAATAATTCGAAAGAATATGCCTTTTTGTTTACACCATGCTCGAGCAGCTTCCCACTTGGCTTGGTTAACAACATAGTGTGCTTGATTGTATTTGGAATTACCTAGTTTTTCTCTACTAGTATGACTACTAGGTTTGACTTCAATTAGTTCTACTCTTTGCTTGCCTGTCTTGTCAGCGTAGGCAATAAAAAAATCTGGAACATATATTGTGTGTTTTCCCGATAAAGGATTACGATAAGGTATGCGTATTGCTTCTGAAGCCCACTGACTTACACTTGGATGTTCGTCACAGAATTTCATAAAGGTAAATTCCCAACTTGATCTGTATGTAGGTGTTTTTGTTCCTACATACTTTTCAGGATACTTGAGTGTAAATTTACCTTGGGCGAATCTAGACATTAGACTACAATATTACGCTGTTCCGTAATTTCCTGAGGGTCTGGGATTTTATATCCAAGCTCGCTAGTTCTGGCTCTGCTTGCATTTAAAATTTGTGTAACGACTGTGCTTAATTGGACCTCATTAAATCCTTTTAAAGTATCCAATAGTTCAAAAACTTTTACATTGTCTATTTTAGCCTGTTTTAATAATACACTTGCTACACTAATACTACTTTCTTCTCCGAATCCTCTTTTTTGAAAAAATGCTATTACTGCATCTACTTGATTACTAGAGTAAGATAGTTTTTTATTAAAATAGTCATTAAAATACTTTTTAGTTTTTGTAGAACTGTCTGTAGGTATACTACTATTTGGTAAATTGCTCATGTAATATCTGTCTCATAGTTTCCAACTGCTCTGCTTGCCACAGTTGTTATTTTAGGCTCGCCTGCTAGTATAGCATTGTTCATATCATTTTTTACAGCGGCTTTACGACTTATATTCAAACTTTCGTAATCTTCTAATCCTGAACTAGGACTAGAACTAGTTAAAGCGTGGAAAGTTTTTGCAACACTATCTCCTAGTGCAGGGTTTTCAGCTAACTTTGCAACTAACAATGCAGGAGCTACAGCCTTTACTGCTTTAGTTGCAGTATCTAATAAACCTTCTCCTACTGTACTTGCACCTTTAGGAAATACAACATTTCCTAGACCACCGAACTCACCTCTTTGAACTTGGCCTAGGCCTTCTCGTAAGATTTGTAGTCCTTCTCCTCGCAGTCCTTCAGCAGTTAAATCTTTGGCATTTTGATAAACATTTCCTGCTCTTAAAAGTGTACCAAGAAACTTTTTAGGATCTTTATAAGTTGCAGGATCTCCTAAAGACGCAAATACTCCACTTAATCCTGTAGCAACTCCTCCTTGGCCGAATAGACTTGAAGTTCCACCACCTTCTATAGTAAGTGGACTTGGTGTGTGATCATAGTGACTACTTGCAAACCCTTTTGGTGCAACATCTTCTTCTACTTGTCCACTACTGTACCATACTGTTTCGTATTCAATATCCATTTGACTTTCAACAATACCTTGACCTTCAGATTGATCCATTGTATCGTGTGACCAAGAACCTACAATTGGATTAACAAGGGTAAAGGCTTGATATTGATGCCTAGCTAATTGAAAAATCTGTATGCTTGTAAAAAACGGTTCATCACTGCCGTTATCTAAACCGTATCTAAATTTATTTGCATCATTACTTCCGTAAGCATTTTTATAACTATAAGCGCCATTTGATTCATTAATTTTTCCTGTAGCATCAGGAGTTGCATGATTTCCGTCGGCATAGTAGTATCTATAATATGCTTGCCATAATAATGTAGTAAGACCAAAGTTATCGTCATGTAATGTAATTCTTACAGGATCATAATCTAATCTTGTTTGTATTTGTTTTTTTCTATTATATTGTGGAACAACAGTTGTATTAATTTCAAATCCAGGCAATCTAACATTTTTTACAAGCATGTTAATTTCACGACCGTGTTTTTGTGTAAAGTTTGCTACACCGTCTATAGCTGGATTTATATTAAAACATACATGATATAAGAATTTTTGTTTTGGTGCTAATCGAAAACTATCCGAAATGTAAAGACGATTGGCGTGTTGATAATCGCCAAGAGTTCCTTTTGGATTTGTTGCACCGTTAAAAATATTGTCTAAGAAACCATTTAATCTATTTGCCATACAAATATTTATCTTATAAGATTAAGTGCGTAGATAATAAAAAAGGAGACCGAAGTCTCCTTTTATTACTGTAAGGAAGAGTATTATTAAGAGCCGCCGCCCGTAATTATAGATCCTAGTGTTCTACCTACGTCAGTTCCAATACCGTCACCAAATGGTGTTTGTACAGCATTGTCATATGTAATAGCTAGTGTAACACTTACTGGTTCGTTTGAGTTGTATGCTAGTGTGTTATAGTTTACATCGTTTAAGAAACAACCCACTAGTACAAATGTTTCTAGTGTGTTTACGCCGTTTGCGCCATTGCCGCCATCGGTGATTTCAATACGAGTTGTAAATTTATAATCAATACCTGAGTTAGCACTTGCTTGTTCCATGAAGTCGAATTGCTTCTGGATTTGCTCACCTACTAGCTTTTGTACACGACCGTCTACGTCTTCGCGTAAATTCAGTGTAATAGGACTCCAAGTTGGTTTACCTGCTAGATATGCTTTTGAGTTATAAACATCAATAGTAACTGGTTCAAAACTTACTTGAGGTCTTGTGACGTCCATAACTTGCTTTGTTAATTCAAATACTTCTCCGTTGCTTACACCAAAGCCTTCAAGTGTAACACGGAAGCGATACTGTAGCTTAGGCATTAACAAGCTAGTGCTGTTGCCGTCTGCTCCTGGTACGCTAATTTTAGATAATGATGAAATTGGCATTATTTTCTCCTTACGCAAGTATTTATCAATTAATGAGCCCCTTAAAATTGGGGCTCATTTCACTGACTTATAAGCCTGCGATTTCTCCTGTATTCTTTAATCTTAGTGGAATGTAGATAAACTCTACTGCTTTAACAGGTTCAATAGCAATGTCTAAGTATAGTTCATTTCTATCAATTCTGCTTGGAGTATTGTTTGACTCATCACATACAACTAAGAAGTCATATAGTGCTCTTTGTCCTACAAGCTCAATCATTAAACTTTCTGCAGCTTGTTTAACTTGATCACGAGTAATCTTGTCATTTGGCTCAAAGATATATGGCTTAGCAAGTTTGTTAAGTTGACTGCGTAAGTAAATTACAAGTCTTGCTACATTGATTCTATCCAATGCACTTGCATTTCTTGCACGAGTCTTCTGTCCATAAGTAACTAATCCTACACCATTTAAGAATGTAATTGGGTTAACACTTACTGCTTGTAGTGTATCTCGCTGACCTTCATTAAGAGCTACGGTTACAAATTCACCTTCGTCGCTGATGTACCCGGTTGCTGAAGCATTTGTTACTCCGCCTCTTCTTGTGCCTGCTGGTGCAAACCAAGGATAGCTTACCTGATCACTTAGTGCAATTGTTCTTAACACCATATGGCTCGCCGGTACAACAACATTATTACCAAAGTTATCACTTGTAAAGCCTGCTGGATAGTAAATGCCTAGATATTCATCTCTGCTTACAAGTCCACG